TTGGTCTTTTATCCTCAGAACTATATTTATCCATAAAGTTCATCAAATCCCTTAATATATAGTTAAGGTGTTGTTCACATTTTTGGCAGCTTTTGGCTTTGGTGCATTTTTTACACTTCATTGTTAATCTCTTTCTGTTATTATTTTTAAGTTAATAATTTCATAATTTGATTTATCTACTTTGTAGTATTTACCATCTGATTTTAAAATATGAAGATCATCATTTTCTTGCCATTGGAATTGGAATAGATTTCCTACCTTGTCTTTTGCATACCATCCTAAGTAATCATCCAATAACCACTTATTAAATGATTCTATCCAACTACCATTAGGTTTGTGTTTTATATCCCATTCTTTCCATTCCTTGTGCATTTCATAAATCAATGTGTAAATATCCTCAGATGAATCACATTTATTAATATATTCTCTTACTTTGTGATTGTTTGGCTCTGAATCCATTGCCATGTGCAAGATCACAAACCTTTCATATTCATCACTATATAATTTGTTCATCATCTCTGTAACTCCTTTTTTATGTTTATTTGCTTGGTTAACATCATTGCGGTTTCTCTCCAGGAATCGGTGTTATTCCGCTCAATGTTTAAATCTGTCTGATATTTAGCTATTATTAAGCCAAATATCATTATTATGATTGCTAATATGTTGATCATTATTTACTCTCCTTTGGTTAATTTGATTATGTGTGCCTCTAATGAATACCAATCTCTTTCAGACCATGTAGATTGATATTCTTTTTTAAACTTTTTTGCAGACTTTATGCTCCTAAATGATCCAAATGCCCAAGGATCTGCTGAGTCTGAATAAATCATTACTATATACATATTAACCCCATTGTTCTGCCATAGCATCTGCTATGCCTTGAAATGTTTCACTTCTTAACTTCCATCTATCCTTAGATGGTGGCAGTTTCCAAATTCTTTGCTCTCTACCATTTACTATGTTAGTTGGCTTTAGCTCTGGCAATCCTTTTAGCCATAAACAAGTCTTTTTTGTCTCTCCATGTCCAAATTCGTATGGTTGTATTACTTGGGTTTGCTTTCTGTTTTTTATCAACTTTAAAGCGTGTTTATGAATAATTGGGTTTTCTATTGCTATTCTTTTGCATGGATGATCTAAAAAAAGATTAAAAAACTTTGCAGATTTTTTCAGCTTATCCCATCTTTCGGGTTGCTCATATAACCACCTGACACCGCTATTTGCAAAATAAGTACAAGGTGGATGTGCTATAATTAAATCCCAACTTTGGTTTAAAATCTTTCTTACATCACCTTGAAAATGATTTCCTGGAATTTCGGTAGGCAAGACATCACAACTTAAAGCCTCATGTCCTTTCTTTTTAAATGCCTCTCTAACCTTACCACTATATTCACACGCTATTAATACCTTCATAATTATTTACTCTCCTTCAATGTTAAGACTGGTTTATATATTGCAGGTTCAATTTCTAACCACAATTCATAATCATTCTCATTTTTTTTAAAATGATGGTCTTTTATTTTAATAAGAAGAGTATCTTCACTAATCTTATCTTTCATCCATTTTAAAAAACCTAATGCGTTATGATAATTTGAATGTGTAGAATAATACACCAAATTGGGGTTTATCATTTTTACTCTCCTTTACTTTCTCCGAGGGGTAAGGGTGGGGCGTTGCTATGCGGAGCTACCCCACCCTTTGAGGGAGAAAATTTTATTTTGTTAATTTTAGTTTTAAGTAATACCACATTCTTTTTAATTGATAGCCTAAATAGGTTTCATTATCCCTCAATAAATGGTATTTATCTGTCATTATAGCCCATTCTAGCTGCTGATCTTTAAGCTGATAATGAATTTCTCTTTTGTTATCTTGCATAGCTTTTATTCTCCTTTGGTTAATTGCTTAATTGTTGTTTAATGGTTTCTAGTTTTTTACCTTCATATACCTTGTCATGTTTAAACCAATCATGTAGCCGATCTATATATTCCAATTCATTTTCAATGATTTCGTCTGAATCCATATGATCAAATAAATATTCGTTAATGATCCAATCTTTACATTTAAATAACATGGCATCTGTATAACCACCCCTTACATCACAACCTCCATGAATTTGTATTAATACATAATCTTCATATTGACCATCTATAAAAAGCCGAATACCTGCGCCTTGTAAAGTTTGAGATAGGTCACTATCATAATTATATGTATTCCAGGTATGGATATTCTTTTCATCTATAAATTCAGATAAATAACTCCAAGCATTGACACCTACTCCATAAGGCTCACAATCTGCCAATTCATCATTTAATTCATTTAGCTTGATCCATTACCCGCCAAAAAATGAAATACTGATATAGTTCTAAATATTTCATCCGCTTTGCCTTCTTTATTAAAAGCAACTCCAAAAATTTGTTCATCTTCATTGATAAAATCTTCAATGGTTTTGCTTTGGTTTTTTTGCCAATTTCGGTTGGAATTACCTCCGCTATCCAAAAAGTGTTTTCCTGTATTTTCTGTAAGTTTCTCATATATTAATTGTTGAATGTTATTCATGGTTTTATTTCTCCTTTTTAGAGGGGTTTAAATATTTTTGAAGTAATGGTTATTAAGTATCTCACTGAATATTGATCTGCTTTCTGAGTCCATTTGGCAAATAAAGTCAATACCATCTTTTTTATATCTATTATGCCACTGTTTCTTATATGATGGACTCGCTGTGCTTCCGAACCTTTTTTCTAAAAATTCGTCAATTAGTTCCTTCATTTTAAGGTCTATGTTTTCTTTTGTAATCATTTTATTATTTCTCCTTTTTAGAGGGGTTTAATTCATACATACTTTTTATTTTTTTTAGTTCATCTTTAAAGCGTTTAATAGTTGCCTTTTCATTTAGATTCATGTTTTGATCAAATATGATTTCTATTTCTTGTTCAATCGTTTCTACATAATAAATGCTATTTGTTTTTGGTCTATAAAAACATTGTTTATCCATTTTATTATTTCTCCTTTTTAGAGGGTGGAAAGCAATTCCACCCCCTAACTTTCCTATTAAAAAAGGGTTATTATATTTTTTCGTTAAATAGAACTGCTGAAATCGTGGCGTTATAATCTGAATACGATTCAATTAATTTTACTGAGTAGTTATAAACGCCCTTTAATTCCTTACATACTTTAGAATAAGACATAATTTCTAAATTATTACCTCTCCAATTCCCGTCATGTACATATTTTAAAGCACATTTATACGCTTGTTTTTTATTGCCATATACACCGAGTAAACCATCTTCACTTCCCGATACAACAAATACGATTTTATTTTTCATATTTTCTCCTTGTTAACTGTTTGTAATAGCTCCGCATGAGCTGCGTAATATTACAAAGTATTACATACCATTCCTAATAATTTATAATAGTTTCTAATAGTATGTAATAAGTATATAAGACCGCACCGCACACCGCACCGCATTATAAATACCTGGTTTTATTGTACTTACAGCACAGTATATATAAAAGAAATCGGCATTATATATTATAAGGAGAGCGGACAAAACGACGAGCGACAAACCATGTCAACCACCCCCCCCATACACCGCTCCGACGAACGCACAGGGGGTGTATTATGTAACCCAGAGTATTTTTTATGCCTAAAAGGCTTTTTTTCTAGCAGAGAAGTGTACTTCACTATTGCACTTTCCCTCTATTAATGATTAAAAGTGAAGATAGTGAAGATAATGAAGTATAGTTCTCCACTCATTTTAGGATACTCGGAGTATCGCGGAGTATCCAATATACTTTGTAAACCCCAGTCTTGATATTGAGGGAACTATAAGTGTATGTTTTCGTTATACTTATATGCCAAGAAAGAAGAAGAGCAAGACGGAAGTGATAAAGCAAGCTACAAAAAACGCGCAAGACAATCCTTATTTAAAGACATTTCTTGCTGAATATGAAGAAGAAACAGGCTTAAAAACTCGTTTTACTGCAAAAAAAGACAAATTCTTGACATATTTAGTAGCAAATAACGGGTTTATATCCCATGCTGCTAAAGAAATGGGTTATTTCCCACAATCGGTACGATTCGCGATGAAAGGTGATCCTGCATTTCAGCAGGCAGTCAAAGAAATACAACAAGGATTTTTAACCGATAGATTGGATGAACTCGAAAAGCTCTCTTTCACTCAAGCAGGAAAAGCGGGCAATGTAACTGAGCGTATCTTTCAGCTCAAAGCACACGACCCAGGTAAGTATAGAGACAGAACAAATCAGCAAAATACACAGGTGAATGTGATGGTTTCTGGCACTTCACCAAAGGATAGGGAAGCGGTATTAAAGAAGATGAAGATAAATTAAGCAGATTGGAACGAGAAGCCATCCGCGATAACATTCACATGACCCCAAAAGATATATTTGAGGTATATCTTCGTACTTCTTATGGGTTAACCCCATTTATGGCTAATGAAGCCACACAATTTGCTTTAGATCTGTTTCAATTAGATAATAATGGCAAATTACCTATTGATTGGGAAATGTGGTATAAGGGTCAGGCTTAATGGAAGTCAATATATCGTATAGAGATGGTGAAGGGAACGCAACCTCGCCTTTAGATCATCAGGAAGAGTATCATTTATTTACAGGTTGGAGCAAACATCAAGTATTAGCAGGATCTTTGGGAACAGGTAAAACTGAAGCTATGTGTATGGAGGCTATCCATCAGAGTGCGGGCTTTCAGGGAAATATGGGTTTAATGGGTAGAAAGGTGTTGGATTCTTTCAAGAAGTCCACATTAATCCAGTTGCTCGATCTTGGTCAGGGGTTTATTGACAAACATCGCGCCCAAGACCGAGAAATTATCTTTAAAAACAGGTCTAAAATCGTATATATGGCGTTAGATGACTCCAGAGATTCGATTCAAAGGATAAAATCTATGAATTTAGGGTGGTTTGCGTTTGATCAGATTGAAGAAATGACCGAAGCTACCTTTATTGCTGCTGCGGGTCAGATGCGTAGAAAAAACGCAATGCGTTGTTCTTTTCATACTTGCAATCCAGCAGGGCATGACTGGGTATGGAAGAGATGGAAGAAGGATAAGGAAAAACAGAATAAAAAGAAGGGTGATTATAGATTAATTGAGACAATGACTTGGCAACCAGGCGCACCCGCACCTAAAACAGACAAGGAAGTAGCATTATACTCCGATAATCCGCATTTACCTGCTGATTACATCAATCATTTACTGTCTATGCCAGATCAATGGGTCAACAGGTATGTATATTGCAGTTGGGATGACTTTGCAGGGTTAGTATATCCAGAGTTTAAGCAGGAAACACATTGTATTAAGT